TTGATTGAATTAGCAATCGTCATGGCTTATGATGCTAAGGCAAATTATGCTGATGTATTCTCACAGGTTCGTATGTGGGATACAATCATCTACAACTATCTCAAGAAACGTAACATTGTGATTCCCCCAAAGAATCGATCATCAAAGGCAGAAAAGTATGCAGGTGCATATGTTAAAGAACCGATTCCCGGAAAGTATGATTGGGTTGTATCTTTTGACTTGAATAGTCTATATCCACACTTGATAATGCAATATAATATATCTCCAGAAACTCTTGTTGAAACGAGACATCCATCAGTTACTGTTGATAAGATACTTAATCAAGAACTCACATTTGAAATGTATAAAGACAATGCTGTCTGTGCAAATGGTGCAATGTTCCGTAAAGATGTTCGTGGTTTCTTACCAGAACTCATGGAGAAGATGTATAATGAAAGAGTCATCTTCAAGAAGAGAATGATTAAGGCAAAGAAAGCATATGAAAAAACACCATCAAAAGACCTTGAAAAAGAAATTGCAAGGTGCAACAATATCCAAATGGCAAAGAAGATTTCTCTTAACTCTGCCTATGGTGCGATTGGTAATCAATACTTCCGCTATTATAAATTAGCAAACGCAGAAGCAATTACCTTATCAGGACAGGTTTCTATTCGTTGGATAGAGAACCGCATGAATAACTATCTAAACAAAATATTGAAAACGGAGGGTGAAGATTATGTTATTGCTAGTGATACTGATAGTATCTACCTCAATTTGGGTCCTCTGGTCGAGGTTATATACAAGGGGAGAGAGAAAACTAATGAAAGCATTGTGTCGTTCCTTAATAAGATCTGTGAGATGGAATTTGAAAAGTATATTACGAGTTCTTATGAAACGTTGGCGAACTACGTAAATGCTTATGACCAAAAGATGTTTATGAAGAGAGAGAATATTGCAGACCGTGGCATCTGGACAGCAAAGAAAAGATATATCTTAAACGTATGGGATAGTGAGGGTGTTAGATATGAAGAACCTAAACTAAAGATGATGGGTATTGAGGCAGTCAAGTCATCAACTCCTGCACCTTGTCGTAAAATGATTAAAGATGCATTGAAGATTATGATGAATGGTTCCGAAGATGACATGATCGACTATATTGATACATGTCGTAAAGAGTTTAAGAAGTTGCCACCAGAAGAGATTGCATTTCCAAGAACTGCATCTGATGTTGTTAAATACAAAGCTCACTCTACAATCTATGCAAAGGGAACTCCTATACATATACGGGGTGCATTATTGTTTAATCATTATGTTAAGAAGAATAATTTAGACAATAAATATTCACTCATCGGTAATGGAGAGAAAGTAAAGTTTCTCTATTTGAAAAAACCAAACATCATTCAAGAAAATGTAATATCATTCATTCAAGATTTTCCGAGAGAACTTGGTCTTGAAAAGTATGTCGATTATGACTTACAATTTGACAAAAGTTTCGTTGAACCACTCAAAACAATCTTAGATGCAATTGGGTGGAATGTTGAGAAAACTGTAAACTTAGAACTATTTTTTTCCTAATGGAATTACCTATTAATGATAACGATTTAGAAACAATCGTAAATGCTCTTTCTCTTGGAGGAGATGCACGATTATATCATCTACTGAAAGAAGTTAAAGATGTCAGAGACAATAATCCTGACGGACCTTATAAAAAGATATTAAGAGATAAAGGAATAACTATTTGACCTTGACGAATTGAAATAAAAATAGTATAATAAAAATAAAATGGATTGTTGGCACTGTGGCACCGAACTCATCTGGGGTGGAGACCACGATTTAGAAGAAGAGTTCTATGGCGAAGACCATGCATATGACTTCGTAACAAATTTATCTTGTCCAAAGTGTCAAGCCTATGTTGAAGTACATCATCGTAAAGAGGGTAAAGAATGGATTTCTTGAAAGAAATTGTAAAAGAGATTGGTGACGATTTTACCAAGGTAGCACAGGATATAGATGAAACAGAAAGATTCATTGATACAGGAAGTCATATCTTCAATTCGCTTGTTAGTGGTTCCATTTATGGTGGTGTTTCTAGTAATAAGATTACTGCCATCGCTGGTGAAAGCTCTACTGGAAAGACTTATTTTTCCTTGGCTGTTGTCAAAAACTTTTTGGACACTAACCCTGATGGGTATTGTCTCTATTTTGACACTGAAGCAGCCGTTAATAAAGGATTATTGGAGTCTCGTGGAATTGATACGACACGGTTGGTTGTTGTGAATGTTGTAACAATCGAAGAGTTTCGTAGTAAGGCACTGAAGGCCGTAGATATATACTTAAAGACAACTGAAGAGGATCGCAAACCTTGTATGTTTGTGTTAGACTCATTAGGTATGCTTTCAACAGAGAAAGAGATTAAAGATGCACTCGATGATAAACAGGTTCGTGATATGACCAAATCACAACTTGTTAAAGGAGCATTCAGAATGCTTACACTTAAACTTGGTCAAGCAAATATTCCACTTATAGTTACAAATCACACTTATGATGTCATCGGATCTTATGTCCCGACTAAAGAAATGGGAGGAGGCTCTGGCCTCAAGTATGCCGCGTCTACGATCATTTATCTCAGCAAAAAAAAGGAAAAGGATAAGACAGAGGTTGTTGGAAACATTATTAAAGCTAAGACGGCTAAATCAAGACTCTCCAAAGAAAACCAACAAGTCGAAATAAGACTTTACTATGATGAGAGAGGTCTTGACAGATACTATGGTCTTCTTGAGTTAGGAGAACTTGGTGGTATGTGGAAGAATGTTGCAGGTCGATATGAAATGAATGGTAAAAAAATATATGCTAAAGAAATATTAAAAAATCCCACACAATACTTTACAGATGATATAATGGAAAAACTTGACTCTATTGCTCAAAAGCAGTTTTCTTATGGATCGGATTGAAACCACAATACTTCAAAACTTAATATACAATGAAGAATATTCTCGTAAAGTTATTCCTTTTATCAAATCCGATTACTTTGAAAATAAATCTGAAAGAGTCACCTTTGAACAGATTTCAGAGTTTATTGTTAAGTATGGTTCTGCGATTACAATTGAAGCTTTAAATATTGAAGTTGATAACCGCACAGACTTAACTGAAACGGAAGTTAAAGAGATAAGAGAACTTAATGGTTTCCTAACTAATACACCAGTTGATTATCAATGGTTGATGGATACTACTGAGAAGTGGTGTCGTGATCGTGCAATCTATCTCGCACTGATGGAATCTATTCAACTTGCTGATGGTGATGAGAGTAAAAAGAACAAAGATGCAATACCATCGATTCTTTCAGATGCATTAGCAGTATCATTTGATAATCATGTAGGACACGATTACTTAGAAGACTACGAAGAAAGATATGAGTTATATCATAAAAAAGAAGATAAGATTCAATTGACCTCGAATTTTTCAACAAGATTACAAAGGGTGGGATTCCAAATAAAACACTCAATATTGCTCTCGCTGGCACTGGTGTTGGTAAGTCTTTGTTTATGTGTCATGTCGCAAGCAGTGTGCTACTCCAAAACAAGAACGTATTATACATCACGCTTGAGATGGCTGAGGAGAAAATTGCTGAAAGAATTGATGCTAATCTTCTAAATATTCCCATACAGGATATTACTGATTTACCTAAACCTATGTTTGATAGTAAGGTAGTATCCTTATCGAAGAAAACTCAAGGTAATCTTATTATCAAGGAATACCCTACAGCATCAGCACATAGTGGTCACTTTAAGGCACTACTCAATGAACTATCATTGAAAAAATCTTTTAAACCTGATATAATATTCATAGATTACTTAAACATATGTGCGTCAAGTAGATTTAGAGGTGGTAACATATCATCTTATTTTTATGTTAAAGCAATCGCTGAAGAATTAAGAGGTCTTGCTGTACAATATAATGTGCCTATCATATCTGCTACTCAAACAACCAGATCAGGTTATATGTCAAGTGATGTAGGCCTAGAAGATACTTCAGAAAGTTTTGGCCTTCCTGCAACTGCTGACTTCATGTTTGCTCTAATATCTAACGAAGATTTAGAAGAACTATCTCAAATGAAAGTTAAACAATTGAAGAATAGATATAATGATCCAGGTATTAATCGTGCATTTATCATAGGTGTTGATAGGGCAAAGATGAGATTGTATGATGTAGAACAATCTGCTCAACAAATAGTAGATAGTAACCAAGAAACTGAACAACAAATAAATGAACCATCAGGCCCTCAACC